CTCTTACAATCAATTAGCTGGATGGAAACAATTTGAGGAGACAGTAGAACGATCTAATGAACAGAACGACTTAGTTAATGATTATTTTAATTGTTTGATTGAGTGTGATGATGAAAAACAAACTTGTAAAAGAATTTGTAGGGAGTTGTTAAGCAAGTCATAATGAAACGGGGGGTTGACTACCCCTCTTTTTTTATGGTAAAATGCCTGAAGAGAATAGTAACTTATGGATAAAGACAAACTCAAACTGATTGTCCGTAATCTAGAACTATTGGTAGATTCTCTCAAAGCAGAAGTTTATTCTGATGTTTCCGCATATCAAAAGTATACAGAACCAGAAGTAACCAAAAGACCTTTACTAGATTACGACGAAGTATTTGATGACGATGGATACACTGACTAGAGCAAAGAAACTTGTAAAACTGCTAGAAAGACTGGTCAACCAAGACCATCTTTATACGCATGAAAAAATTAGAGAAATGAAAAACCAGTTGCGAGTCGTGAAAGAAGAGATCGCAAACTTAGAAGCACAAACATCAAAAGGATTTGGTAAATGACTGTAAAACTTATCAGTGTAACTCCCGATGCAGAACAAACAATGGCTTATATTGCGAGAGTTTCTAATCCAGCGAATCAGGATTCTGAAAACTATGCGGGTTTGCTACGTTATTGTATTAAGCACAATCATTGGAGTGTGTTTGAGCAAAGTACTATGAGTTTGGAGATTGAAACAAATCGTGGTATTGCTGCTCAAATTCTCCGCCACCGTAGTTTCACATTTCAAGAGTTTTCGCAGCGGTATGCCGATTCTTCTTTGTTGAGTGATTATATTCCTGTTCCCGAACTTCGCCGTCAGGATACAAAGAATCGTCAAAATTCGATTGACGATATTCCAGAATATGAAAAACTGACTCTTCAAAGCAAGATTCAAGATCATTTTGCACACTCTATGCAACTCTACAAGGAACTTCTTGCTCATGGGATAGCAAAGGAGTGTTCAAGGTTCGTATTGCCCTTAGCGACGCCCACACGCATCTACATGACTGGTTCTTGCCGTAGTTGGATTCACTACATCAATCTCAGAGAAAAAAATGGAACTCAGAAAGAGCATATGGACATTGCTCTGGAATGTAAGAAGGTATTTACTGAACAATTTCCAACAGTTGCCGAAGCCCTTGAGTGGGTCTAAATAAATTATCTTGAATTCGTAACTTATGTGCCCTGTATATCCTGTAGTGAATACAAAAACTGGTGAACAGAAAGAAGTGGAAATGAGTATCCACGTCTGGGACCAGTGGAAAAAAGATAACCCAGACTGGTCACGTGACTGGTCTGATCCTTCTACTTGCCCTTCTCCTGGAGAGGTAGGAGATTGGCAAAATAAATTAATCTCAAAGCACCCTTCATGGAACACTGTTTTAGAAAAAGCTAGTAAGGCACCAAAATCACAAGTAAAAAAACTCTAATATGGCAAGAAGAAAAAGAGGCAACGTTGATCAACCAATCGGAGTTGGTCTGACTGCAAAACAAATGAAGAGGAGAAAACCTCTAAGTTCTGAATACTTGGTTGATATTGACCCTCTTACAGAAAACCAAAAGCGTTTGTTTGAGTCTTATACTGACGGTAAACATATTGTTGCATACGGGTGTGCTGGAACGGGTAAGACTTTTATCACTCTGTACAATGCACTTCAAGATGTTCTTGATGAGCAAACTCCTTATGAAAGAATCTATCTTGTACGCTCACTAGTCGCTACTCGTGAGATTGGATTTCTTCCTGGTTCTCATGAAGATAAGGCAGATATTTACCAGATTCCTTATAAGAATATGGTGAAGTATATGTTCCAGATGCCTTCTGATGCTGACTTTGAGATGCTCTATGGAAATCTCAAGTCGCAAGAAACCATTAAGTTCTGGTCTACTTCTTTCCTTCGTGGAACCACTCTTGATAACTCTATCATTATTGTGGATGAATTTCAAAATCTTAATTTCCACGAATTAGATTCTATTATTACTCGTGTGGGTGAAAACACCAAGATTTGTTTTTGTGGTGATGCTTCTCAGTCTGACCTACAAAAAACTAACGAACGCAATGGTATCGTTGACTTTATGACGGTATTGCGTAAAATGCCTTCTTTTGATATAATTGAGTTTGGTATTGAGGATATTGTTCGCTCATCTTTGGTTAAAGAATATCTTATTGCCAAAATAGAATTAGGACTTTGATTTTTGACTGGTATTGTAAAAGAATATAAATAATAAGTATTCTTTTACAATACTTATTGTTTTTTATGTATCATTTCATTTATAAAACGTATTCTCCTTCTGGTTTATATTATTACGGAAGACACACCACTAATAATTTGAATGATGGATATTTTGGTAGTGGTAAATGGGTAAGATCTGTAAAAGATAAATCTACCTTAAAAAGAGATATTATTTTATTTTGCGAAAACCAAGAAGAACTTCTTAAAAAAGAAGAAGAATATATTTTAAAATACATAAATGACCCAAACTGTATGAATTTTAATGAAAAATCTGTAGGTTTTTCAATTTTAAATAATCCAAATACTTTGTTAAAAGGAACTGAAATATTGAGTGAAAGAGTTAAAGGTGAAAAAAACGGAATGTATGGAAAAACTCACTCTGATGAATATAAAAAATATTTGAGTGAGAATATGAAGGGTGAAAAAAATCATTTTTACGGTAAAAAACATACAGATGAGGTTAAGAAAAAAATTTCAAAGGCAAATAAAGGGAAAAAATTTTCACCACAAGTGATAGAAAAATTAAAAAAAAGATTTCCTGGAACTTCTCATCCTATGAGTAAATTAAGTGAAACTCAAATTATAGAAATCTATAATCTTGCTTGGGAAGGCAATATGACACAAAAACAAATTGCCAAAATGTATAATGTTAGGCAAGGGCACATAACTAAAATTAAAAATGGTAAAATGTGGATTAATATCACAAAGCATAATAATATGCTATAATATCTACAAAGTGAGGTTTTAATGTTTAATCATATTGATATTGAACTCCCTAAGTTGGAGCGTGAGACAATTGATGGTGTAAGATACTATTCAATTCCTGATGAAGAAGAACTTCTTCGACTGGTCTCCATCACTTCGGTGACCAGTCATTTTAATAAGGAAATCTTTATTAACTGGCGTAAGAAGGTAGGTGAAGAAGAAGCAGAGCGTGTTACAAAAGCGGCAACAAGTCGTGGAACAGATATGCACTCTCTTACTGAACATTATCTTAAAAATGAGAAGTTGCCAGAAGTTCAACCTCTTTCAGATTTTCTGTTTAAGATCTCAAAATCAGAACTCAATCGTATAAATAATATTTACGCCCTTGAAGGGTCCCTATATAGTAAACAACTGGGAATTGCTGGGACAGTTGATTGTATTGCCGAATATGACGGTGAGTTAGCAATAATTGACTTTAAGACTTCCAAAAAACCAAAACCACGCGAGTGGATTGAACACTATTTTGTTCAATGTATGGCTTACGGTTGTATGCTATACGAACTGACTGGTATTTCAGTTAAAAAACTTGTAATCATCATGGCTTGTGAAAATGGAGAATGCGTCGTCTATGAAGAAAGAGACAAATCAAAGTACATCAAACTACTCGGCAAATACATTAGAAAGTTTGTTGGAGATAAACTGGAGCTCTATGGAACCAAATAAAGAACTAGAACAGGCAATAGAAAGTAAATTTTTAACCCCTTCCAAGTTTGCTCTTGAGATTGAGAAAATTGTTGCTGAAGAAAATCTGAATTATATTGATGCTATTTGTCACTATTGCGAAGTCAATAGTCTTGAGGTAGAATCAGTCACAAAACTCATTTCAAAACCTTTAAAAGAAAGACTCAAGTGGGATGCCACTCGTCTTAACTTTATGAAGAAAACATCAAGAGCAAGATTGCCTTTATGATCGTGACACCCTTTGAAACTTATCAACATTATTTGTCACTCAAAAATCATTTCACAAATCCAAAATACGACTTCTTTAAGTACGGTGCGAAGACTCGTGCCAGTATGGCATCCTTCAACAAACGCAAGGACAAATACTGGTTTGAGAAGACAAGTCGCAAATACAACGATAAAGAAGTTTTAGATTTTCTAGTATCAAACTTTGTAGCATCAGACAACCCACAGAACTTATGGATTGGAGAAATTATCAGTTCTGGAGAAAGGACTTACGCAGATTGGATGCGGAGACAACAGAGTTTGACTTACTTGTTCAAAGAACAAAGCAACGAATTGTTCTCGGAGACAAAATTAGACGATGCCTTGAACTGTTCCAAAGGTCATCCACCCGTTCTTAAAAAGTTCCTGAGCGGGAAGATTAGCCTGGAAACTCTAGTCATATACGATAAAATATTCCTGTTCGGGAAGATGTTTGATAAGAAACTTCTGGACCCTGTGTGGGAAACCGTC